GATCCATAGTTTGCTGTGTATTGATTCTTATATGACATCGCATCATTTATTAGTTTTTCTTCAGCAGGTATCTCTTCGTTTAATACTTTATTAGCAACAGAATCAATTATCTTACTTATAATCTCATCGTTTCTTTCTTCTTGTCTGCTATATTCTCCCAATGCACCAGATAAGAATGGTGTTAAAAATCCATTAGCCATTATTCATCCTCCGTTGGTTTTGCTAATAACCCTACTTGTTTTGGTTTATCTAATTTAGCTTGTTCAGCAGGCATCATATTTTCCATTTCTTTTTGTCTATTTGAATGTTTTAATTGAGACATTGTTTTTTTAAAGTTTTTATTACTTATATCAGATAATGTAATTTTTAAATTTTTTACACCTGCTCTTAATCCTACTGTTGCTACCATTTCCATTAATGGTTCTACGATTAAAAAACCTACATCTGGATTAAACTCACCTTCTGCAAAACCAGTAAAAGTCATAACTCTTACGATTGCTTCAACGGGTATACCTGCATCTAGCATTGTAAGTATTTCTTCTAATGCTTCTGGCTGAGTCATTCTCATCCATAATTCATTTATTAATTCTTCAGGATCAGTAAACTTAGGTGGATGTTCCCAAGGATAATTACCTGGTTCATCTGTTAATGATTGGCCAGGTATAGCCGCATTAAATGGATCAAACTCTGGCTGATTTGTATTATCTGATGTAAGTTTCATATATTATGCCTTTGCTGTGTATGCTCTCTCTATTAAAAATTTTTTCATTCTTTCTTTATTTTTTGTACGATAATCAGAAGCACTTGCTTCTTTGATAGAGCTAAATTTTGAGGTCCCTGCCATTGATGGTTGTCTAACACCTAGTCTAAATTTAGATCCTGCAAAACTAGGAGCCATCTTACCTGCCTCTAACATCATTTTATATTGATCTTGATATGCTCTATATATAGATGCTGGTTCTGCACCTGCTTCACCTATTGCTTCTTTTAATCTTTCTATTTTAGTTTTTTTCTTTGGAGGTACTTCTTCACCTTCTGAATAACCAATACCCCAATCATATCTCATTGTGTCAAAAAGATTTTTACTTGCGTTTTCAAAAACTTTTGTTAAATTACTTTTACTTGACATTTAATCTCCTATGGTTTTTTAGTTACATATTTAGAAAAGATATTCATTCCAAATGAACCTAACATAGCATATAGTGCTGATGTCTGTGCAGAGTTTTGTAAATCAAAAGCTGTAGCTCTTTCTAAAGCTGCAACAGCTAAGTTATGATTTCTATTTTGTTCATTCTCTGAAGATTGATTTACCCAAGATGCTTCATCTCTCCATTGTTGCCATAATGATGATAATGCAAAATTAGATAAGTTTAATAAATTTTCTGCATTAGTTTCATTTGCAGCATTAACAGCTTGTGTATTAGCTGTGTTTAATTGTCTTCTCCAAACCGTATTTGATTGATCTATAATTCTTTGATTCTCTACATTAAATCTTTGTCTTTGATCTGATAGCGTAGAATTAAACTGATTAATCGCAGTCTCTCTTTGTGCGTTAGCATCAGCTATTGCTGTAGCATTTTTAGCATTTAATGCCTCAACTTTATTTTTTTCTGCAGTATTAAACTGAGATATTGATGCAGCTCTTTGTGCATTTTGTTGTTGAATGCTAGTATTTAAATTACTATAAAATTGATTAACTTGATTTTGACTAGTTGCATTAAATTGTAATGCAGCATTTCTAGCAGCATTATCAGTTAATAGTTGTTGTTGTTGTGCTTGTAAATTTTGTAAGTTAGCTTGCTGATTATTTGATAGATTAGCCATATCCATCTGTAGATATGCCTGTGCATTTATAACAGCAGCCTGTTGGTTGTTAGCTAAATTTTGAAATATAGTTTGTTTATAAACTTCAGCATCAGCTTGTGCTATTGGTATAGAAGATCTCATTATACCTTCAGCCATTGCTTCAGCTAACATTGTAGAAGATCCTAACCCTCTAGCTTGCATAGTTGCTTTAGCAGCTTCAGCAGCTCCTCTAGCAAATGCGGGTAATGGTGTGCCTTGCTGTAATGATTGTTGTATATCAGTAGATATATTTTCCAATTGACCTTGAACAGTTGCTCTTGGATCTATGTTAGCTAATGATTGTTGAGCTGCAGTCATAGGTTGAGTTACAGTTCCTTGAGCAGCGGTCATTGTTGGTGCTGTACCAATAGTTGAAGCTGTAAATTGTGATGCAGTTGCTGGAGTCATTGTTGCAACAGTTTGACCTGTTGCTCCAGTTGCAGCAGTAGCACTAGGGGCAGCAGCAGTTGCACTTTGAGCAGCAACAGTTCCAGTAACACCAGGAGTTGCCATTAACTCATTTGTTTGTACATTTTGTAATGTTGGAGTTATTGATGTACCTTGTGCTAATGTAGGTGTATTTAATAAACTATCTATTAAACTAACAGCTTTTTTACTGCTAGTCTGCTGTGTTTGTGAAGGTGTCAATGCACCTGGTTGAAGTGTCGCCATTATCTCCCCTGTCGATTATATTTTTTAAACATTCGTTTTTCTGATTTATTTTTTCGTTTTTTATGTATTCGTGGACGTTTTTTAGGTTTTGGTCTTGGTACAAAATCTTTAAATTTTTTAGCCATTAAAATGCCCAGCTTACAAAACTGTAACGTACTCCTTTTATTGTTTCTTTTACTTCATGTGGATACATAAAATTTGATGGAAACATTAATATGTCTCCTGTTTTTAATTTTATTTCTTTTTCTCTACACATAAATTCTGATCCTTCGTAATCTTCATTTAAATTTGCTACAATAGATACTATTGGTACACCTTTCATTTTACCATCAAATATACTATGAATGTGATCATAATGTTTTCTCATAGTATTACCTACTTCATATTTATTAAATCTTATAGGACTAAATTTTGTTAAGAAAGGACCTTCAGTTTTTTCTCCTGGTACAGATACTTTTATTTGATATCTACCTAATGCTTCAACTAAATATGGTGTAATTTTTTCTTGCTGTTCTTTTGTACAAGGCATAACATCTAACTCTTTTGTAGGTTCAGATTCAAAAGTTCCTGTAGCATAATTATTCCAAGTATGTTTTTTCCATTCTTTTTTACTACACTCATCTATTAATTCTTTACATAATTTTTTTGGTATAGTATTTTCAACTATTATATAATCTTCAATTGTGTTCATTCATTATCCTCCTTATATCTAAATGTGTTAAGGAGTTTTCAGAACCCAATACATCAACACTAAATGTATTAAATGATATACTTAACCTTGCTTCTTTTCCATTATTTATAGGCACACTATGTTTTAAATTTGATGGAAATAATATTAACTCACCATTTGTACAAGGTAATAAAAATGTTTCTGAATTTAAATTATTATATTTTTTAGGATCTAATTTCATTGCACATTGTACTGTTTTATTAAATTGTATAGGTGGTAATGTTTTATCTTGTATTAAATAAAATACACCACTTAATATACTATTAGGATGAACATGTTCATGATGCTTTGATCCTGGTGGATTTTTATTAGCCCAACATTGTGTAACTACTAATCTTTGATCTGATTGAAATATATTTTTAGTAAATTTATTTATACTTTCGTAAATAAAATTTTTAATATTTTTTAATTCTTCTATTTCTAATAAATAACTATCTTTAGTTTTAAAATTACCATTACCTTTTTGTTCTATATATGGTAAATTATTTATGTAGTTTGTTTCTTTTTCTAAACTACCTTCATACTTTGTTATTAATAAAGGTGTTGCAAATAGTTGTAACAGTTCGTCTTTCATATATCCCTTGTTAAATTTTGAGGGGGATAATTAATTTGGTAAACCTGAGTGTGAATCTGAGCTAACTCCTTTGCTACGACCAGTAGCTGTATCTACTGAATCACCAAAATCAGAAGCATTTCCAGTTGAAGCAATTGTAATATAATCTATAGTATTTTGTATCCCACTTCCTACTCCAGCTTTTCCTCCTCCTATAAACACACCTCTAAGATTATTACTAGTACAACCTGTATTTTGTCTAGCAGAAGTTAAATCTCCAAAATCTGTTGCATCTCCTGTACTAGCAATAGTTATATAATCTATAACATCTAAGTCGCCTGGTGCTCTACCTCCACCAAATGCACCCCTTACTGTAGTTGATACTCCAGATACTAAGTTTCTAGCCACACTTAAATCTCCAAAATCTGTTGCATCACCAGTTGAAGCCATGGTTACATAATTTATTAAATTTGTTGGAGAACTTTCATTACCACCAAAACAAGCTCTAGTTTTACTATTAACACCAGCAGCACCTCTTTGTTCATTTGTCAAATCTCCAAAATCTGTAGCATTACCAACAGTCGCTATAGTTATATAGTCTATTACATCACTAACCCCACCTGAATGTTCACCACCTGCAAGAATACCTCTTGTTTGATTAGCAGCAGCTGCAGGAGTATATCGGGCTTGTGTTAAATCACCAAAATCAGAAGCATTTCCTCTAGAAGCCATTTCAAAAGTATCTATTCTATTTGAAATACTTGGATCAATTCCACCACAAACAGCCATTCGTGTAATAGATGATACTGCTCCTTGAGCAAGATTTGCAGTAGTAAGATCACCCCAATCTGAACTATTTCCAAGAGTGGGTATATGTAATACTTCAATTCTGTTTATACTACTAGGAGTTTGTCCTCCTGAAACCCATCCTCTCCCTGATCCAGGCATATAGTTTACTGATGGACGTTGTAGTTCACCAATTTCTATACCACCATGACCATTTGAAGCTGATGTAAGTAAAGCGTTTGTTGCAAGCAAATCTCCATAATCAGTTGCATTACCTGCTGTAGCTATGGTGACAGAGTCTATTATATCATATTTACTAGGGTCACTTTCTCCACCTCCACATAAACCTTTTACACTATTTCCAACTCCTGCAGATCTTGTTCTTGCTTGAGTTAAATCACCAAAATCAGATGCATTACCTGTAGAAGCTATTTCTACAAAATCTATTACGTTAGTTACAGCATCAGGTTGACCACCTCCCATATAAACAGCTCTGGTAGATGAAGCTGAAGCACCGAAACCTTGACCTCTAGCAACTGTTAAATTTCCAAAATCTGTAGCATTACCCGCTGTAGCTATAGTAACAAAATCTATTACATCTGATGAAGATGGTGTTATTCCACCAGCAAATAAAGCTCTTGATGGAGAACATGATTCACCTTTTGCTAACATAGATCTTGAAACTGTAAGATTTCCAAAGTCTACAGCATTACCTAAAGTATTTATGCTAAAAAAATCTATTACGTTTGAAAAACCAGGATCTTCTCCTCCTGCCATTAACCCTCTAGTATTATTTGCATTACCTTGTAATGCATTCCTTGCAACACTTAAATCACCAAAATCAGATGCATTACCTTTTGTTGCAAAATGCACATATTCTAAAATATTTGTTGCAGGTTCCCCTCCTCCAAAAACAGCTTTTATAAAATTACCACACCCTCCAAAATTTGACTCTGTTCTTCTTAAATCTCCAAAGTCCACAGCATTACCTGTTGTTGCTGGTATTACTGATTGTATTGTGTTAATTTCACTGGGAGTTGATCCACCTGCAAATAAACCCAGCTGTCCTCTAGACCAAGCATTAGCTCTTTGTTTTTTATAAGATTCTCTAGTATCCCAAACTTTTCCTGAATTAGACATTATCCCTGTAAGCCTCCATGTGAATCAGAGCCACACATAACCCCTTCTTTAACTTCTAATAAATCTCCAAAATCTTGAGCATTACCAGTAGATGCAATAGTTATAAATTGTAATACATTTATGTTATTAGGTGATATTCTACCTCCACAGAAAACACCTCTAACATTATTACTCATTCCATTTGGTCCTGTTTGACCATTAAGTAAATCACCAAAATCTGTAGCGTCACCCGTTGATGCTATTGTTATATAATCTATTATATTTGCAAGTGATGGTCCTGGATCTCCTCCTGAAAAAACACCTCTTGTACTAGAAGATAATGCACCATTTCTTGTTCTCGCTTCTGTTAAATCGCCAAAATCAGTAGAGTCCCCTGTGCTTGCAATCGTAACATAATCCATAACATTTGATGCACCTGGTGCAGCTCCTCCTCCAGTTACACCCCTTGTTGGCGAACTACAAGAAGCAGGAACTTCTCTTGCAACAGTCAAATTTCCAAAGTCTGTTCCGTTACCGACTGAAGCCATTGTGATGTATTCTATTTCATTTACAACACTACTTCCTCCTGCTCCTCCACCTTCACTTAAACCTCTAGTTGTACTACACGATCCTGTTGATGTGCTGTTAGCTCTACTAGATAATAGGTTTCCAAAATCAGCTCCATTACCTTGTGACTGCATTTCTACATATTGTATCGTATCTGTTTCTGTAGTAAGAGCATCAGTATAACCACCTTGCATAATCATTCTTGTTGAAGATGAATTAGCTGAACCAAAAGATGCTGCTAATGATGCATCTCCAAAATCAGACGCATTACCTGTTGATGCTATATTAAAAAATTCAATTGTGTTTTTTGCTGCTGGTGAATTATATCCACCCAGTACAATACCTCTTCCTGTGCCTCCAATCGGTAAAGGTCTTGTTCCTTGATACCCATCATTTAAACCACCATGCGAGTCAGAAACAGCAGCACATTTAGCACCATAGTTTGCTAACGTATCTCCAAAGTCTGTCCATGTTCCACCCGTTGAAATTATACCAAAATCAATTACGTTAGTAGCATTACCACTAGTATTTTGACCAGCCATCATAACAGCTCTAACACTATTTCCTGTGCCTTGAGTGGCTATTCTTGTTATACTTAAATCACCGAAATTAAGCATATTACCTTGTGAAGCAATTGTAAGAAAATCACACACACCTGTTTGACCACCATTATATGCACCCATAGTAACACCTCTTGTTGAAGAGCTTGTGCCAGCCATGTTATACTGTGTAGCTACGCAATCTCCAAAATCTGTTGCGTTTCCTGTTGTTGAAATTTCAACAAAATCTATTGTGTCTACTTCACTCGGTGTAAAGCCACCTGCAAAAACACATCTGGTAGGAGAAGTCATAGCAGCAAACATTGCTCTTGATTGTGTTAAATCTCCAAAATCAATTGAATTACCCACTGATGCTATCGTATTGTAATTAATAATATTAGACATTCCTGGATCTCTTCCACCTGCAACTAATCCTCTGACAGAGTTTGAACCACCTGCTGCTAAATTTACTCCATCAGTTAAATTACCAAAGTCTGCTGCATTACCTTCTGTTGTAAATGTAATATATTCAATTGTATCAATTGTTGGAGCACCTCCAGCAAAACATCCTCTTACAAAAGAACTAAAACCAGTTTGAGAACTCATGGCCGTATCTAAATCACCAAAATCGGTTGAATTACCTTCTGCTGAAATAGTTATTTTATCTATTGTTTTTACAGCTGCAGGCGAACCACCACCAACATGTAAACCTTTTGAATTTGCATTACGCCAATAACCACCCATAACAGCATCATGAACTTCTTTCAAAGTCCATACGCCTGAACAATCATCCAGTTGTGGGTAGTTAGCCATTTAAATTCCTTAGTCTATTTTTTTAGCCCAAATAAAAGTTGCTGCAGTAGTTTGATTAAAAGGTACTTCATTTCCATCTGCATCTTCTGTTGTCCAATCAGATGTATAACTATCTAAATAAGTTTTTACTGCTGCTTCATTTGCTAATTCACCTAATCCAGTTTCACTAGATCCATTTACAGTTGCACCAATCATATCCCAATCTTGGGGAGATGCACCACCATTTGCTTTTGGATAGTATCCACCATCAGCTATGTAAGTTGGAATAGTTCCTGCGTCAGTTAGTGTATATTTAATTATTTTGTTTGCCATTTGTTTTGTCCTTATTATCTATTAGTTTAGTATTTAATGATTCTTCATCGTATAATTTAAAGCCTCTACGTTCTGCAAATTTATTTGCATCTCCAGAGAATTTATCAGCACATGCCTCTAGCCATTGCATAGTCATTTCGTGTGTAGGTGCTTTACCTTCATCCATTAATTTATTTTCCATTTTTAAATAAGCATAAATTTCAGCTTGTGCTTGTGCTGAATTAATACCCATATCAAATAAATAAATTAAATTTCCTTCATCAATTACTCCACCTCTGGCTCTAGCTGCATTTAATGCTTGTTTCATACAAGTCATAACATGATATCTAGATTCTTCTTTTTCATATTCTTCTTCAGTAATATCATCTTTACCTAATTTTTTAAGAATACTTTTATATTGGTTAGTAAAGAAATTCATCTTTCTAATAGCACCAGATATAGAATTTTGAATATTATTCATATTAACTTTAATTTCTAGTATTTCAGTTTCTATTAATTCTTTTCCTAAACTATCTTTAAAATCATTATCAGCAAGTTGTTTTTCTTTTTGCCTAAGTTCTATATCTTTTTTCATCATTTTAAGATGTGCTTCTTCTAAAGCCATTCTTGTTTTATCTATTTCAGCTAGTGTGTGTTTAACTGATCTTATAGGTGTTATTGCAGTTACATCTAACATTACACCCATAAATTGAGAATGTGATTTATAAAAATTAGAACTTGATTGTTTTATAGCTGGTAAAGTTTTATTTATATTATCCAGCATAGCTTTATATTCCCTTTTTACCAAAGGTGAATCAGATATTTTTTTTATAACTAAATCTTTAGTTGACATATTATTTCCTCTTTATTATTTAGAGGGGGTATTAAATTATATTATATAGTGTTATTAAATTTTGTCAAGGTTCTTATGATAGTCCACCGTGTCCATTACAAAGAATAGATCCACTACCTGATGCAACAGACATATCTCCAAAATCTGTGGCATTACCTGTAGAAGCGATTGTTATGTAATCAATAACATTGCTATAACCACTAGCCCCTGCATCATAACCACCCATAAATACACCTCTTATTTGATTACTTGCTCCACAACCATCTAATCTTCTTGCAGCTGTTAAGTCCCCAAAATCTTGTGAGTCACCTGTTGAAGCAATAGTTATATATTCTATTACATTAAGATCATTACTTGGATCGTGTCCACCTGCAAATACACCCCTAGTGGTAGAAGATACACCTCCACCTCTTCCTTTAGCAGCTAAAAGATCACCAAAATCAGTAGCATTACTTGTACTTGCAATGGTTATATAATCAATTGTATTTAAAAAATCTGGAGACCTTGCACCTGCAAAAATACCTCTTGTATTAGATTGTGTGCCTGGTGTTTGTGATCTTGATACACTTAAATCTCCAAAATCAGATGCATCAGCTAATGTAGCTATTGTGACATAATCTAATGTGTTTGATAAACTTGGAGTTGAACCAGTTCCAATAATCCCTCTTGTATCATTACTAACTCCTCCAGCAATATTAAATCTTGCAACAGTTAAATTACCAAAATCAGCACCATTTCCTTTTGTAGCCATTTCAACGTAATCAATTACATTTGATGCTGATCCTGTGTAACCCCCACCAGTTAATCCTCTTGTTGAACTAGAACTTGGTCCACCACCATATCTTGCTTGTGTCATATCACCAAAATCAGTACCATTACCAAGCGTATTTATTTGAATAAATTCCATATCGCTTGTTTGACCAGGATTTGATCCACATGCATAAATAGCTGTTTGTCCAGCTCCACCACCTCTTGGTACAACTTTCCCTGTTGGTGAATAAAGTTCTGGGGCTCTTGGATTAAATTCAAATAATTCTCCTGCTGCTAAACCTCCGTGGCCTGAAGTGTTACCAGGACAAGCTGATCTAGTTGATGATAAATCTCCGAAATCAGATCCATTACCAGCTGAAGCGATAGTATTTTGTTCTATGCTATTAATATTTC